ACGCCAATGGTCAATATGACACAGTACGGACTTGTGTCAAGAGTTTCCATATCGATCATAATATCATTTGCCATTTATTCTTTCCATATCCTATACATAGTTATCAATTTGCTAGACCATATCTCTATAGTATATCCCCTAGTAGTACCATGAAAGTCCCATCCATCGCCTCTGCTACCAAAGTTTCTACGACACCATTTGATCACTTCTGCACAATTATCTTTGACTTCAAATTTAACTCTATCATGGTCACGTGGATTATCATATACCACTGCATCTGCATAGTCAATAACAGGAACAAAATTACTATTAATCATATTTCAACCTAAAAATAAGATACTTCTGTTCGTCAGTTACAGTATAATCGTCTGTGATCCCAGTATCGTTTAATACTAATTTAAAACCATACTTCTCTTCTATCCAAACAATGAATTCATCTGCATCAAAATTACGCCCACCTTCGGTGAAATCTTTTCTGAGTTTTTTTAATGTTTCCCAGAAATCCCAACGCGCTTGACGCTTTTCAAAATCAGGATCATCGTCATCATAATCCTGAAAACTTTTAGGGACGTTTATCATTGCTAGACCAGATATTATCTATCTCTGACACTTCATCAATTATACTATGGTATAGATAATTAAACAACAATGCAGGTCGTTCTAATTGCCCATTATTTGGCATACTGCTATGTAACACGCGACAATTGTACATCAATAAACTACCGCGGGGCATATTATGTTGTTTGACATTCTGAATGAACCAACGATCATAGTTACCACTATAACACTTGTGTATATCAAAATCGCGCTTTTGGCTAAACGGGACCAATCCAGTACTACCGTTATTTTCATTCAAATCAGATAATGACACTATACATTGCACACCCAACAGTCGCTTGTCATAGTTCCATTTATCGAAACGATGGGGTGTGTCAACGTGAGGATTAACCCATGTGCTACCACTGTTGATGAATACACAATCGCTAGCATAATGTTTTAGATTAGGCAGATTGTGTTCTATGATAGGGTCGATATACTTCTGTATCTTCTTTACTTCGGGAAAGTCAGTCACAGATTGGCTCCACCATACGCTGATATCTTCTAAGTTTTTGATATCATCACGCTCGGCATAGACTTTCTTGCTACTGCTAGCACGTACAGGGTACAGATCCTTCAATCTACTATTAAAGTCGGCTATCAATATTTCTGGGATAAAACTCTCCCATACTATATAACCCTCGCCGTTTTCAATCGTTGATTTTACGTTTCTCATCATTCCCACACTAAACTAAAATGTATAGCATCTTCTTTATCTTTAAACATGAAATCCATGAACTCTTCTGTTGGATGGGTGATGAATTTATTACCCGGTAATCCAAATTGTTCTACAGCCCATATGCACGTTTCATCCCAACTATTTACCGTATCACCATGCTTCCACGGAATACGTATGGTATACTGATAATTATCATCCTTGTATGCGTGATATATCATCAGTATCCTGCGGCTTTTAGTAATTCTTTCACTTCATTGATGATATTTGCTGATCTTTTGAACTTGATAGCCCATTGTTCTGGATTGATATATTCAAAAATCATCTTTTGTTGTGTGACATCTAGACTTTCAATGAATTCTACTCCGCTAGTGCTATGATATAACATCCAAGGACTTATTTTTCCTTTCGTAATCTCAAAGCATATTTTGTTACGATTACCATATCTCAACGTATCTTTGTTAGGAATTTTATCATTTTCTGCTAATGAGATACATGTTTCTATGCTACGTGCGATAGCATCTAGTGGATCCTCTGTCTTCAAAAAATCCATGATGAACTTAGTATAGTTGGTATCGCGATTCCAATTGTCGATACTGATCTTTTCTTTCAACAACCAATCTGCATATCTACTAGGATTTAATACTTGTGCTTCTACACAATAGTTACCGAACTTGACGAACGCTGTATAATATGCACTTTTAGCAAATTCCATATAGTCTTTCTTTGACTTACGGCTATGCTTGCTATAAAACTGCACAAAGGCTGCATGACCTATACGATTGCCATGCTTATCTTTATCCTGCCATCTACGCTTCGTCTCGCATAGATGTTTCTGCATGGTACTTTCTCTAATAAAAGAGCGACCACAGAAATCACAACTATGCTCAGTTGCCGAATTGTTTTTCGTATTCTTGGATATCATCGTCTGTGATGAAATTACTAAGTGCTTCAATGTCATCAAAATTCATTTCTGGAAATTTTTCTGCTAGATATACCTTCTTTTTGTTCTCAGAAACATAGAGTTTGCTGATTTCATCTATCAACTCTTTATCTGCTTTGGGATATATCTTGCTATAATAGTCTCGTATGTCTGATAATTTGGCTGTATCTTTCAACTTTGCCACACGCTCAGATATTTGGGGAATCCATTGACGGAATTGTTTACCTAATTGCGGACTGGCAGAACACAACATCAGCCACTGTAGTTTAGGATGTTTACCTACGACCTCATTGAACATATGTTTATTAGCGAACTCATTTCCTGCTAACACATGGTACTGTTGTGCTTCAGTCTTGCCCTTGATATAACTAAACCATTTGATCAACATGAATGGATTGAACTTTTGTTTTTGTTCATCGGTCAGTCGATCATAATAGCCATAGTCTTTATTATCTAATGCCGATAAGGCTTCGAACAAGTCGAAATCTTGTTTATCAAATTTTTCGTCTGCCGATACCTTTGCTTTAGCCATGTCAGTTCCTTAGATGTTCGAATGTGATGATCTTACCGATCTCTTCACCTAGATCCTTATCGTCTGTTATGACATGCAGTCCGTGATTGTTGCGATCTTTGTGTCTGTCATATGCTCTAGTCTCAATCACATGACCACCATTTGCACGATAAACGGTAAAATTCATGCCGTTACTTTCAATACTATTGTGCCCGCCGCGAATGGTAGCCGCCTTAGTGCTGACAGGTATTGCTTCAGAGTCATGTCTATTATCCCATGCTTCTATACATTTTTTAGCGAACCACTTATTAAACCATTTCATTTCTTTTCCTTTAAAAAACTTGATTGTAATCTACGATCTCGCAGTTACGGCTGATCTCTTTAACAAAATATACACAACGGGGTTCAGGACCGTCATCGATAGGCACACACAAGAATTGTCCGTTGCGTAATCGAGGAGCATACCACGTGACATCATGATATATGTCAACGATCTCTACGGGCAAAAAACTTGGGCTGAAACTAGTTAATGGATTGAATTGAAACGCATTAAATCCACGATCATTAAGACTACTCAATGGTAATGTTTCAAGGTCTCCGTGATCGGGTTCACCTATCAATATTTGCCAGTCTAATGGCATCTTGATAGTCTTGTCACCTATCCTCAACACAAGAGCGGCACTATTGAAACTCTCTACAAAGATTAATGGGATATAAAAATAATCTACGTTTTGTGGATTGCTGTTGTCGAGTATAGAAAAACGCAGATCGTCTATCTCATCCGGCAACGTCTCTAAGTTGTAATATATATTATCTAAGGTTAAAATTCTCATGTTGTTATTCTACGACAAATGACATCAGTAGTCAAGTTTCTCAAGCGTAAATGGATACCTGGCTTCTTTATAATATGCTTTTCGTTGTGTCAGATGGCGCTTGGCAAATTTACAGTCACTAGTGATATCCCAAATCTCTACCTGATCTTTATCTTCTGCCTTACGTATGCCTCGTCCAATACTTTGTATAACGCGGACAAAGCTCTTTCCGGGCTCAATAAGAACCAGATTAAAAATACGAGGGATATTAATACCCACACTGGCCACACCATAAGTCGCCACAATAATCTTTTTATCACTAGTCTTAACTTCATCGTATTCTTCTTTTCTTTCTGTGAGTTTCGTCTCACCGCTGATGAATACTGCATCATCTAACCTTTCTATAAGTTCTCTACCTGCATTTACGCGGTCAACTAATACCAATGTGTTGCCGCTATCTTTTATCTTATCAATCAATGCGGCGATCTTATCTAATCGTTTTTCATCTTCAAGCAAATGTTTCAATTCGCTTTGATAGTTTGTGAATTCTACCCCGTCTTTCAATTGCACGATGTTCACATGACATTGTGCTAACACACCCTTCTCTTGCAATTCAGCCGCGCTGAGTTTGCCTATCACGGGTCCTAGACTTACTAGCAATGATACTTGTTCATACACAGCCTTAGGTATAGTTCCAGTCAGACCCCAGCGAATAGGGATATGGCTGAAAGGACCTGTTAATAGTTGTTTCAATGCATCAGCCTTGGCCATATGTACCTCGTCAACCATGACACAAACAACATCCTCGATGAACTCTTTGATGTTGACTTCTGCTTCACCTGCTTTAGTGTTCTTCAATAAGTTATTGAGGCTCTGCCAAGTACAGATAGTATGCTGTTTATTATATTCTTTTCTGTCACCGAAGTATACACCAACATCTAAACCAAGATTGATATAGTCTGCTTCAGTCTGTACCACAAGGCTCTTGTTAGGCACGATGACGATAGTTCGCCCATATATTTCTACACTCTTTGATAGAGCCGCAGTCATGATAGTCTTACCTGCACCAGTCGCTACCTCTTGAATGCATTGTGGATTCTTCAAAAAGTTGTTGACGATCTCTACCTGATAATCACGTAGCAGAATTGGCTTACCCGCCTCGACATGATTTTTAGGCCATACACATTCAGAAAACGAATCCACGGACACTTCAGCGAAACTGAAACTAGTCCGATATTCGCGCATGTCTACTAATTCAATATCGTAGTCGTACTCTTCTAGTATAGGAACGATATCAGGAATCAAGTTGACATATGTGCTACCGGCCAAACTACAATAACTAACCTTACCATTCCATCTACCGAGGCGTACCGCGGGCAGATAACGTGCGCCGGGTACTTCATGCTCAAACTTGCGCATCAATGCCTTACGGCAATCTAACTCAAGACCTTCTATCTTGATGTTAACTTCATCTTTAATTATTATTTTTGCTTCTCTCATTTGATCTCTACCGGTGTAGAATTAGTTAAATCAATCACTTTATCAATCTTTTTCATGTCCATCGTTCCTGCTCTAGACGACATAGTTTTAAGTAGTACCCCGTTATGATTTGTACTTTCAATAACATTTGAGGTTATTCCTTCCTTAAGTAATTTGATCTTTAGCATATTGTGTATGACTTTATTATATAGTACTTCTTTGGCAGTAAAAACGTGTTCTACTTCTAGTAATTTTAGCCATTCTATCAACTTGTCTATATTCGTCAAATCACTAGTGACAAAATAAGAACTGGCAAAAACTTTCAACGGCGTATCGCAAATTTCATTCGATATACAAATACCATATTGAGACAACTTGTACAAAGTCTTGGGATCATCGTCTAAGTGAATGTCTTTGATCGCATTACAAAGATGTTCATTGATAGCAGACACATAGTAAAAACCATTCGTTCTTTTTAATGTAGGTTCCCAACTATAGTTCTCATAACCATCTACCACAGACAATAAGTTTTTGCACTCCGAAGAAAAATTTACAGTGTCAAAATATTCTTTTACAGAATTGACTGCTATCTTTAGCGCATAGGTTGAATACGTAGATTGATATACCTTTTTATCTTTGTCCCATACAAAGGTATTATCGGGCACTCCACGAAACTTAGTAACAAACTTAGTATTAAAAGGACTACGAATATGAATGTTATCCCCTTCTAGATAGACAGTAGCATCTAGGTATTCTTGAGCAGAATCGATTACAACAACATCCCATTTTAGTTCTAATAATTGTTCTATGTTGTGTCCCAACTTTTTTAATTGACGTTGATATTTTGTGAGCAATTTGTCAAATAATTTATTTTGATTTGTAGTTACCCGACTATTAGACTTCACAATATATTGCATATTATTGAAGAAGCCAAAATCTTTTTTGCTCAGGTGTACATGTCCAGCAACCATGTAATGAAGTAGGTGTTCTCTCTTTCTGAATATCATCATATCATTTTAATATAATTAATGCCTACATACAAATAAAAAGGAGAGGCCCTTTTCAGGGCCTCTTCAATCCGCGGGCTACGGAGATGAGTCGTTTATACCCGCTTCATGACTGTATTCTCAGCAAGATTACGCCAGTTAGTCGGGCTGATCTTGACGAGATCCGCGATCTTAAGAGCCATGCGCATAGACAACTCGCGCAATCGGGCCTTCTGATCCCACATGAACTGCAACACTTGATCACCTTCATCGAACTGAAAGAAGTAATCACGGAACAGACCACCATCGGTGTCATTGTGAACCTGCTTGATGCGCAACATCTTGTCACGCTCAGTGTCAATCGTCAAGTCAAGAAAGTGACAACGTGACTGCAACGCTTCCAAGTGATCCTGCAACTTCTTACTCTTCAAGTGATCAAACTTGATGTTCGTAATAAAGATACACGAACCATTGAAGTCAAAACTGTCGGGGATGCCTTCGCGGCGCAACATGCTAGAATCACTGTTCCAGTAAATTCTACGGCGCTTGCCACTGTCAAGTGCGGCCTTGAGAATGTTCAATGCAAGATCATCCATCAACACGCTGTCACAGTCATCGAACACCAATACGTGATTCTTGTCACTATGCTTGAACAATGTAGCATAGAGACCCAATGCCGTCATAGCACCCTTGACAATCTCAAACTTGATCGGACGACCCGCGATCTTGTCAAACATAGCAGCCTTCTCCAACTGCTGTTCAACACCATAACTCTTACCAACGCCCGGAGGGCCTGATACGATCATTGCGCGAATGCCACCGTTAGTAGTCGCGGCAGACATTTCATCAAGAATCGAAAAGCGGGTACGAATACGTGCCATAGCCTCGTCATCAGTTTCCTGAACGACAGGGGTAGACACAAATGCGGACACTCCTGCAGGTGCCGTCTCACCACCAACAAACTCAAAATCACTCATTGATTCTACCTTCACTTTAACGGTGTCGATTGCGATATCAAACTGACCCTCGTTACGAACCGTAATATAATTACCTTTCTTACCTGACTGAAAGCCTTTGACCAATTTAAACTCAGTGTCAACTACTGTCGAGCCACGATAAGAACCCTTAAAAATACGAACAACTGACATACTCATCTCCATCAATTAACGAACAATATAACTATTATAGTCCCTTGCAGGGCTAATGTCAAGCCGGGGCAAACATCTTAGCACCTTCGGCCATAACGACACGATATGCTTTCATTGTTTCTTGCGTCTGGGCTAATGGGCTAGTATGAATATACTGCATCATTTCCAAGAAGCCCAAACCCAAAAATTCTGCGTCTTTTTGGATCACTTTGATTGCTGTAGCGATTTGCATTTCAGTTCCTTTTCTCAACTCTATGTATCTATTATGAACCCAATCACACCCAAAGTCAAGCCTTTTTCGCCACTTTTTTCCATTATTTTCATAATGAAAAAAGGCGTTTAAAATCAACAACTTACGATGCCTAAATTGTTGTTTAAAAACAACAACTTACAGACTACAGTCCTGGCACAATTGTGGGTTGTGGTATCTTATCTCTTTCATGGGCTAATTTCAGGTACAATGTATCATATGCCCTGTCTTTGAAGACTTGTCTGTTATGCTCTATTATGTGCTTGTTTTCTTCGTATGCTTTTCTAAAATCTTGAACGTCTCGAAACATCATATCGATAGAAAACATAAATTCAAAAAATCTTCTGTCGTTATCTAGGATGCTATCATATGAATAGTTTATGAAGTTCGGTAATTTGAAACCATAACTCTTTACATCTTCGATGAAACCTGAATATGCAAATGGTAGTATGAAATTACCTTTGATCAAAGGATCTAGTGTTTTTTCAGTCATGCCCCTTGTGTTCCACCCAGATGAACACAATGTTTCAACATATATAGAAACATATGTTCTTTTATAAAATTCATCTCCGATAGGATACCAATAACCTCCGGAACCTTCTGGATTCTGAATGGTGTTTATTACTGATTGGCTAGGATTGTTGGGTAGAAAATTGTTGCCAGCACTATTAATAAATCCCTTCTTCTCATAAAGCCTACGTAGATAATCTTTTAATCCGGCTCGGTATCTCATCCTAGGCATGAACAACCCGTGATATACTAAACCAGGACACAAATATGCTTTACAAATACTAGGATCATCTTTTCCTTCAGGAATATTAAACATCTCTTTGTTAGCACCAGTAGTCCATATTATCTCTCTACTACCTATAGGCAAAGAGTTCACTAGATTTTCAATCTTATGATAATCATGATAATAGAGTTTATGACGATTAAACATTATATCATAATGTATCAATCCGTCTCCAGTGCCGGCTGCAAGATTTTTGTGTACGACATATGTATTGGGAAATACTTCCCTATAATCTTTTAACATTTTTAAAAAATGTTCTCTATCGTATCTCTCATCGATATGAAATATCGCCAATACTATTACTATTTGTTTAGTAGTGAGTCTTTTTAATATCTCACTATTGATAGGGTTGAAATTATGAAGTAGCGGGATTACATCCGCGTCTTTTATATTGTCAACATATTCCCAACCTTCTTCAATGAAGAAGGGCCATATGTGTACATTAAATAATCTTCTATTTTCTTCACTAGGCAACGAATCATTGATACTACTTAAATTACGTAAAATGCGCATGATTTTTATTTATATTCATGTTCGTTCATTCCGCATATGCAAACACCATTTACGAAAATATGATCACAAACATCTTGTATTTGTAATGCTTCATAAAGAAGCGGGACTGATCTTTCTAATTCAGGGTATTTTCTAAGATCCTCTAGTGTCATACATTCTATAGCACGTAACACTTTTTCTACTGCCTGCCTGCTCATTAATCATCCCTGCCATAGTTATAACTTTCAATTTTATAGATAGCATCGCGTAGTGTCTTGATGCCATCACATATAGCCCAAGCCTTCTTGTCTACATTTACCTTTATGAATGCATCATTGTACACAAGAATGTCTACCTGAGATCCTGTGTAGTTGAAAGTCACCGATATATAAGGTATTCTACCTTCGTGTGTGGATGTGTGGATGTTTGAAAATATTTTTGATTTTTTAGTGTATAGGAATGCCAATATCAATGATACTGTTTTTTCGCTCATACAAACGACCATTTTTCCATCACAAAATATTCGTTTAAATCTTTTTTCCTGAGGAAATACTTACCCGTGATCGACAGGCCGGTATTACCGATATGTCTATCTAACAATGTTAACAATGGATTATCACCGGTGATAGAGAACATAACTTTATTTAGTTTATCATCTTCAAACCAGTACTCTATATTGTTCATACGACGGCGTTGATTCTCTATTCTTTTTAAGAACTTTAAGTCACGCTGAACAGGTTCGCGCATGTTAGGAAGATTGTTGTTTTTAAAATAACTAGATTGAAAGATTCCGTCAATCTCTTTATCGTAATCGTAGAAATAAGGCAAGCGATACACGATGCCTGCTAGGCTATCAGGAACTTGTAGTGGATTGCCATGTAAGAATTTCTGCAAGTCCTTTCGGTACTTAGTCAGTTCGCGACCTTGCAAGGTCAACATCAATAGTTTATCCTTATAATACTTGCGGATATTTTCTGCCTTTTGACGATCAAGGTCATTAACCTGCGCCGGCAATTCAGGACTGTTCAAACTTCTATTAAATCTATTTGAATCACTATTAGACAAACGTTGTATGCAACAACTGATAGCCAATATATCTTCTAGATATGTCCTAGTGGTGTCCGGGGCCAACTCGCCCTCAACCTGCTTGAATATATCATCTAGACTCCATGACCTTTTTGTGTTGTTTTTGAGAGTTTGCACTGAACTAGTTCCCATATTAACTCACCGTTATATCTTCCATACCGGCTGTACGCAGCCGTACGATGTGGCCCAATTGCCACTGCTTGCTATCAAGTCCTTTCATGATACCAAGCCATTTATTTCTAAGTAATGCAACTTCGTTGATCAATACTTCGAAATCAATTACTTCATCTTCACCGTCAGTATACTTCTCTGCATCACGACTTGTCAAGGCTCTATTGTACCCTTCTAAGTATTTTTGGAAATATTTCCTGCGTAATTTACGTAATTGGATATTGAGATAGTTCAATACTGCTTCTATCTCTTGTAGTTGATTGAATCTGTGTTCTGTGACTCCGGGTAAATTAGAAATGTTCTTTTCAACTTTTCCATTTACCCGGACATCATATTTTGCCTGCTCTAATTCTGATTCATAATGAATTATGAAATCAGGTATTTGACTTAGGTCGCTAGTGATTCTGGTGTACCAGTTCATCTATCACCATTCATCGTCTTCGTGATCTTCGTCCTCTTCATACTCTTCTTCTTCGAACTCTTCTTCGAATTGAGATTTGTAATCGCGCAATGCGTCCATGACTGCTGGATCGCGACGGAACGCTTCTTTGATATCGGCTGCTTCAAAATCATTATCGATCAATACATTGACCAATGCTTCTGCCGCATAAGATAGATTATTTTCATCCATCTCTCCTCTCAATGCACCCCATACTTCTGCTATGACAGTAATACTCATCCTGTTATTCCTCCGTGTCAGAATTTGTATTACTTATCTTAGTTTCACGGTTTTGATATTCAGACATTACTTTGTCTAAGCAACCATCTTCGTTACTTTCCCAACCCTTACGGAAGAACTTGATGATCTCTCCATCACCTGTCGTATAACTTAGTCGATTACCTTCCTTAGTCAACATGCTTGCTTTCTCAAACAAATCAAGTAAACCACTATATGGGTTCATGCCAGTCTCATATGGAATCTTGACTTGAACACTTTCAAAAGGCTTTGCGTAGCGAGTTTTCATAACCTTACATGCGCTACGAATACCACGCACTTCGCTGATCTTATTGCCTTCGTCATCTTCCTTGAGTTTGAGTTTCTTCATGGCGACAACAATACTACTTGCGTAGATGAAGCCTTGTCCACCACTGATCTTGTCATCAGGGTCAAACATATCTTGACTAGCATATGTGTGATTAGTTGCAACCAATCCAACATTGTGACTGCCGAACATGTTCACACAGTTACGAACAAGACTAGTCAATGCCTTGGGCTTTCGACCCATGTCACCCTTCATATCACCTGCTTCAAACTGATTGACATCAGTTGGAGTCAACAACATGCCAAGACTGTCAATGATGAACAATACCTTAGGCTTTTCACCTTCGGGCATCGCTTTATAACTTTTCATAAATTCACTGATAGTCTTAGCAACGTCATCAATCATTGCCATATTCAACTTCAATAACTTGCTTTCATCAGTATCGACACCGAGTGCCTTCAACCAATCTTCATCAAGTGCGTTTTCTGTATCAACTAATACAACAAAAATGCCTTGCTCTTGTGCGTGACGAACTAGGTTACCACTGCAAATATAACTTTTGCCTGAACCTGATTCACCTGCGAATACAGTTACCTTGCCTAGTGGGACTCCTTTGTTAAAGTCTCCACTAATAAGATAATTGAGAGCGTAGTTACCGGTACTGACCCAATCAGTAGGATCATTGAAACCAATACTGAGACCTTCAATGCTCTTGGTAATGTCTTTTCTAAATTTACTAACATCGAATGGTTTCGCCATGTTACTTTGCTCCCTTCGGATGTTCTTTTGGCTCAACTACGATATCTGAACGACCGATAGCCTTTAGCCAAGTGTTCAATCTATGAATGATTGTACTGTCATCTTTAGGGTTATCAAAACTGATATTACAGTCCATGACTGTATCACCGCTATCTGCTTCACGGCTACTATAATTGAGAGAAAAACTCTCGTTTACTTTAATTGTTTTTGCCATATGTTCCTCTTACTTCATAATATTTCGTTTTAATAGTCTATCACTAAATGCGATTTTGTCAAGCATTTCAGGACAACTATCTGCGATACGTTCTAACTCATAGTCATTTGGGAAATGACGTAATGCGCCACGGGCACGGTCACGGACGATGCTCGGCACTCTAGGCGTCTTGCCCGGATCGCATAATTCTTCAAGCAATTTCTTTCCTTGCTTTAGTGCGCGGAATCTTTCGTCTGGTAGTGTCATGGTAGTATCCTTATGTTAGAAAGATCGGGGAGGAGTTACCCTCCCCAAATCAAATTAACCCTTCTGTTGACGGTTACGGATCATCGCTAAAATGTCCTGCGCCTTGTCGCTAGAAGTACTCTTAGGAACTACTACTGGATCACTCTTCTCTACCGGCTCATCATCTTCAACTACAGACTTCTTAGCCGAAACATTCAAAGTTGTAGTCTCAGTGACGTGAGGTTCAGGGACATTGCCTGCCGGAGCCTCAAGACCATATGGACGATAGTACGCACCCCACTTATCATTATCGTAGGGCTTGCCATCTACTGAAGCCTCAAACATCTCCTTGATGACACGGAGTTCGCTTTCGCTTGGCTTCTTAGGCAAGAAATCAGCAAGATTAAAGAGACCATGAGCCTCGATTGCAGCCTGTTCTGCTTCAGTGAGTGGGCTTTCACGACGGGCCCAATTTGAAGTAGAATAGTCAGCATAACCACCCTTGCTAGTTTTCTTAACGTTGAAATCAACACCATTCAACAAGTCAGTAGGGATGTTCTCCATTTCAGGATCCATCAAACTTGCCTTGATGATAGTGAAAATCTGTGGACTAATGACGAATCTACGAATCGGGTTCGCAGGAGTCACATCATTACCTAGTGGGTTTTGACGTACAAAACCCTGGAAGAGATAACTACGCTTCTTCCAATACTTGTTAGCCATTTCTTTGAGAGTATCATCCTTATACCAAGGACGAACTTCTGCCAAGATCGGGCAGTTGTCGCCATACATTTCAACGCACGGAACCTGCACAACAACCTGCTTCATGTTCGGATCACCCTTGACGCCATTGAATGGCAACTTGATGATCTGACGCTCGACCCAGAAAAACGTATTCTTTGAATCCGCATCAGGAAGGAAACGAACGGTCGCTGTAGTACCTTCTTCCATATTCCAGTGGGGATAGATTGCGTTATCTGATTGGGTACGTTGACCCTGACCTGACTTCTTACTTTCTTGTGCCGCGAGACGGGCACGGATATCTGCTAGACTTGCCATTTTGTTTCTCCTTTAAAAAATGCCTAATTTGAGCCTAAATGTGTTTTATGTTTTGTTGTCGGAGACAACTAACACATGATGTCATTATACACTAATGTCATCGTGTGTCAATAATACTTATACCCTATTGAAGAGTAAAATATATTAATTTATTGTGTATTGGGTAAATTAAAATCGGTTCAACACTTCAACAGCATGGTCAATCTTTTTTACCATGTGATTGTGGATACTTTGATCGGTTGTGGAGAAACCATCTTCTTTATGAGCCAGCAAGCTATTAATGGCTTTTCGTTTAGTGATTAAATTATTCTTCACCGAAAGAATTAACCTTTTTATTTTTTCATCTAATTCATGAGGACTCATCTTAATATCTCCTACAAACCGGCTAGTCTTTTGATGTCGGCAAATTCGCGGCTTTCGCTAGCACCAACTAGTTTACCTACAGCGCCTTTTGGTCCTACCTTTTCAGTTGGGCCTAATTGTCCTGCACGTTTTTGGTTAGCATCTAAATCTTCTGCTACACCTTTTCTTCTTGCCACTTCGGCTTTAACTGCGGCTGTGACTGTTGGATCTAAGTTTGTTCTTGCGGCCGCTTTGTTTAACTCTGTATCATTCATGGCAACAAGGTCTTTGTTGATTTGTGCAAGTTCTTGCGGAGAGTAATCACTTTGTGCTGGTGCCGCTGCCGGAGCAGGTGCTGCCGCTGGTTTTGCTACTGGTGTGACTTTTTTAGTCATATCCATTGTGCCACCTTTTTGTACTGCACCAGGTGCTGCCTTTGCGGCAACTTGTGGCTTACCAGTGTTTGGATCATATCCTTGAGGTGCTGCCGCAATTCTTGCTTGTGTGGCTGCATTTGGAACTATAGGAGCAGCCGGAGCAGGTGCTGCTGTCGGTTGTCCAGGTTTTGTAAACATGCTTTTAGCCTTGTTAACCATATTGCCTATAACACCTTCTTCCATTTCTACTTCTTCCAACTTATCAAACTTGGCGCGTAGTTTAGCCATTTCTTCTTTGCCTGCACCTTCACGACCTGCTTGTTGTAATGCCTTCATGCCCTTCTCGCCATATTTCTTTTTGCCGAGATAGGCTTGTAATCCACTTTCGTCAACTTCTTCTTCAGCCAAATCAAATGCTTTTAGATTTGATTTTTCTGTATCTTGATTGTGCTTTAATGTTTCGGCACCGGGTGCCTCATCTAACATTTCTTCAGCAGGTTCTGCTAATGTTTTTGTAGTCTCATCTTCTACTTCAGTGATTGACTTTGCCCACTCATCAAGTTCTTTGACAGCAGACATCTCAGTGATGTTCTTTGACAATCTCTTTAATATTGGCATCACACTTTCGATACGTGGGTCTAATGTCTCTTGTACAAACAATTCATTCAATGAAACATCATCGTCTGTTTCTTCATTTAATACAGGTGTATAACTCTCAAAGTAATTGTTATAACCACGATGGCTAGCCATACCCTGTAATGTCATACGTAGTGTGTTATAATGATTTAATCCTTCATTGACTAATGCCAATGCTGATTCATTGAATTGTCCATTACGTGTGGCACGAACGAATCCTGCCATCTGTGAATATTCTTCTACTAATGTAGTGATATGACGACCTTTGTCATCATAAGGAGT